GACACGACCAGTTCCAACTGGGCGGTCGAGTTGGCGGATTACACCTACATGGCGAGCGAGTTCATCGACCTGCTGCGCCCCGCGACGATCATCGGCCGCATCCAGGGCTTCCGTCGCGTGCCGTTCCTGATCCGTATGCCCGCAACGGCGGCAGGGGTCAGCGCTGCATGGGTCGGTCAAGGGCTGGGCAAGCCGCTGAGTTCCATGGACTTCGATACGGTGACCTTGGCGCAAAACAAGATTTCCTGCATCGTCGTTCTGACGGAAGAGTTGGTCCGGTTCTCGAATCCCGCCGCCGAGGCAGTGGTTCGTCAGGACATGATCGACGCGATCAGTCAGTACATGGACCAGCAGTTCATCGATCCCACGGTGACGGTATCGGGTACGGTTCGTCCGGCCAGCATCACCAACGGCGCCAGCAGCAACACAACGACGGGCAGCACCATCGCCCAGATCACGACCGACGTGGGGGTTGTGCTGGGCAAGTTCATCACCAACAACATCACGCTGAAGGCTGGCGTGTGGGTGATGCACCCGAGGACTGCGCTGTATCTCTCGATGCTGCGCACGGCGCAGGACGTGTTCGCTTTCCCGACCATCAGCATGAACGGTGGCGCGTTCTACGGCATGCCTGTGATCACCAGCGCGAATGTGCCCATTGACACGGGCGCCGACACCTACATCATCCTGATGGATGCGTCGGAGATCTTCCTGGCCGATGATGGTGGTGTGACTCTGGATGTCAGCCGTGAGGCGTCGCTCAACATGGTGAATACGTCGGATGCGAAGGACACTCCGGCAACCATGGTCAGCTTGTGGCAGCACAACTTGGTCGGTCTGCGTGCCGAGCGCTTCATCACCTACAAGCGTCGGCGCACGGGCGCGGTGGCGTATGTGAAAGATGTGACTTTTTAGTTCAAGGATGTAAGTTAGGTCCAATACTGCTACTTTTTCAAGCAGTCCGCCCCGAATTCGTGCATAACGGGTTCGGGGCGCCTTCGCCCCGCTTTTGAAGGGGCATCAATTGAAGTGGGTTGCCCGACCAGCAATCCTTGTACGGTGTTTCTCCTCCAGGGGTTCTTCGGGACCCCATTCCCGCCTCGGGGCGTGCCGGTCGTGCTTGCGGGTGTTCCGTGGGTATTGGCCTAGTTCCCCGAGGCGTCTTTTTCTTAAGGACAGATCACATGACCCAGAACCGTGTTCACCTCCGTGCAGAAGCGCGTCAGCTTCGAGACGGAAAGCCTGTCTATCGTGGAGACCCATTCACTGCCTCACCTGAAGAGGCTGCTGATCTGGTTTCCCTCAACTTCGCTTCTGTTGTCGACCACAGCGTCGACAAGGAAGAAGAAGTAGCACCCCCCACTGTTTCCAGAAAACCAAAGCTCCGCAAGAAGGTCATCTCAGCAGATGATGACGTAAGTACCCCTGGAAGGTACGGTCGCCGCGACCTGCGCGCAGACGAGTAACGGCTGAGGACACCGGCGTGGGAAAGCTGCTCATCGTGCTTGCTGTTCTTTCAGCACTCGCCGTGATCGGTTACCTTGCGGGGTGTGCGGCTGCGGAGCGTTGGCTCACTCTGCGCGAGTGGCTGGGGCCTTGGTAAAGACACGAGGCGACAAGTGCTGCGCATCGTCCGTGTCAAGTACAGCGAAGACCAGCCCCGTGCCCCGGCAGGGGGAAGCGACGGTGGGCAGTTCACCTCTGGCGGAGGAGGTGGCGGTGGCAGTGATGCGGTGTCTGGCCTACCCACATCCGTTACGCTTGCGCACGCATCGCTTGAGCCTGTTCGTACAGCGCTTGCTCGCGGGGCTTTTACGATGACCGCAGTAAAGACGCGGGATGACACGTATGAAGTCACGATTTTGCCCAACGACATCCCGGCAACTTGGGTGACGACAGCGCGAGGTCAGGTGTTTGACCCAAAGTTTTTTACCGTGGACCCAGACTTTGGAAGGGCCATGCCTTTGGATCGCGCCCAGCTTGACCCCCCACAAGGAAGGGAGGAAGGGTTTTTATTTCGCGGCATGAGTCATGAAGAGTACCAAAAGGCTGCCGTTGATGGTTATGTGCAGTCACGTGGTTCCTATAACCTGGGTGGGGATCAGGAGGGGTTAACGTACTTTTCGAAATCTAAGGATCAGGCTGCGGCCTACGCATCGGGCTTCGCCCCCTGGGAGTTCAAGCCCACTGTGACGCGCCCAGCGATGATCGTAAAGATCAAGGACCCCGGTGGACACGTTGCAGTAGCTGGGACTGGTGCGGACGAGGTTGGATTGCGTGGTCGCATTCCTTTTGATCGCGTTGTCGGTGTGAGGATAGGACGCCCCGTTGCGTTTACTCCTGGCTGGCAAGAAATTCGAGAGGACCTTTGGGCAACTGGGAAAGATAAATTCAAGGCAGGCAGTTCCGTTGGCTTCAGTGCTAGCGTAGTTTGGTCTGATGAGAAACTAGGCACGCCTAAGACCTATGGTGCCCTCTTGCGTGAAGTCATAAATGAGAGGAGCAAGAAATGAAAGTGCCTTGGTTTCGTTCAAAGGCCGCTGTTTCCGCCCTCGGCGTCACTGGCTCCGCAGGGGCGCTCGTGCCCGCCTCCTCTTCCTCAACGTTCATGGGGTTTATCCGGGAGTCGTTCGCGGGGGCATGGCAGCGGAACGTGGTGGTGGACAACGACCGCAATCTCCTCGCCTTCAGCGCGGTGTATGCGTGTGTCACTCTCATCTCCAACGACATCAGCAAACTTCGGCTGAAGTTGATGGAGCAGAACGACAACGGTATCTGGACCGAAGTGCTCAACTCCCCTGCTTTTCTTCCGGTGCTGCGCAAACCGAACCACTACCAGAACCGTATCCAGTTTCTTTGCAGTTGGATCATGAGCAAGTTGATCCACGGAAACGCCTATGTGCTCAAGCAGCGAGATGCACGGCAGGTTGTGACGGCGCTGTATGTTCTTGATCCCCGATTGGTAGTGCCGATGGTGGCGCTGGATGGCTCGGTCTTCTATCAACTCAGCGTGGATCGGATTTCCGAGTTGGAGTTGGCAGCGACTGTTCCAGCAAGCGAAATCATTCATGACCGTATGCCTGCGCTGTGGCACCCTCTGATTGGTGTGAGTCCAATCTATGCTTGCGGTAGCAGTGCGACGCAGGGCATTCGCATTCAAGCGAACAGTGCTGCGTTCTTCGAGAACATGAGCCGTCCAAGCGGTGTGCTGACGGCGCCGGGGGTGATTCAAGATGCGACGGCGGAACGCTTGAAGAAGGCGTTTGAGGAGAACTTCTCAGGGACCGGCATCGGAAAGCTCGCCGTGCTAGGGGATGGGCTCAAGTATGAGGCGATGACCATTCCCGCTGCTGACGCGCAACTGATCGAGCAGTTGAAGTGGACGGTGGAGGATGTGGCGAGATGCTTTCACGTGCCCTTGCACATGATCGGGAGCGCCAATCCCACGTTCGCAAATATCGGCACCCTCAACCAAGCCTACTACACCCAAACGCTTCAAACGTTGATTGAGTCGTTAGAGATTGCGATGGATGAGGGGCTTGCTCTTCCTCCCTACTACGGCATTGAGCTAGACCTTGACGCACTCTTGCGCATGGACATGGCTTCACGCTTCGCCACTTGGGGCTCTGCTATCGGTGCTGGATGGATGTCTCCGAATGAGGCACGCGGTAAAGAGAATATGGAACCTGTGAAGGGTGGGCAAACCCCGTATCTTCAGCAGCAGAATTGGAGTCTTGAGCAACTGGACAAAAGAACGATGCCCCCAACTGACCCCGGCATTCCCGGGGCGGTGGGTGCACCTGGGCAGGGACCGCCTCCAGCGCCTGCCCCTGGTGATTCTTCAGCGCAAGACTCGGAACAGGCCACGCCTGAGCAGCTTGCTATTGCGTTGATTTCAAAATTTGCAGAGGCAGCGTATGCAGAAAATTGATGCTCTTGCGGATGCTGTCATTGCCTCTGCCCGTCTGTTCATCAATCGCGCGGTTGAGGGGATCAATGCGAGAGTTGATTCACTGGAAAAGAAAGTCAGTGCTTCCCCCCTCGTCAAGGACGGTGTTGATGGGCTCGACGGTAAGGACGGTGCCCCTGGTATTGCCGGCAAGGACGGCGCCCCTGGTACCAATGGCAAAGACGGTGTTGATGGGCTAGACGGGAAAGACAGCGCCCCCGGCATCGACGGTAAAGAGGGAAAGGCTGGTCTCGATGGCAAGGACGGTGCTCCCGGTCTCAACGGTAAGGATGGTTCTCCTGGCATTGCTGGCAAAGACGGTGCTCCTGGCATTGCTGGCAAAGACGGTATCAACGGCAAAGACGGTGCTCCTGGAGGTGCTGGGCAAGACGGTCTCGATGGCAAGGACGGTACCCCTGGCATCAACGGAAAAGATGGCATCCCTGGAGTTGCTGGTAAAGACGGCCTCGACGGCAAAGACGGTGCTCTTGGAGGTGCTGGGCAAGCCGGTACCCCCGGTATTGCTGGTAAAGATGGTATCGACGGAAAAGATGGCGCTCCTGGAGTTGCAGGCAAGGATGGTTCTCCTGGCATTGCTGGCAAAGACGGTCTCGACGGCAAAGACGGTGCCTCTGGTATTGCCGGCAAAGATGGTGTTGATGGTCTCGATGGTAAGGATGGTGCCCCTGGCATCGCTGGAAAGGAAGGAGTCGCCGGTAAGGATGGTGCGCCTGGGGCTGCGGGCAAGGATGGTTCTCCTGGCATTGCTGGCAAAGACGGTGCTCCCGGCATCGACGGTAAGGATGGTGCCCCCGGTATTGCAGGCAAGGATGGTTCTCCTGGCATCGACGGCAAAAACGGTATCGACGGCAAGTCTGTTGATGCTGAGGAACTGACAAGCGTCGTTTTGCAGCGTGTCGCGATTGTCCTTGATGATGTTCCCTTTCCAAAAGAAGGCGCCCCCGGCATCAACGGCAAGGATGGTTCCCCTGGCATTGCTGGTAAGGATGGTGCCCCCGGCATCAACGGCAAGGATGGGGCACCGGGCCTAAAGGGAGAGGATGGTCTCGACGGCAAAGATGGCTCTCCTGGTACTGCTGGGAAAGATGGCTCTCCTGGCGTCAACGGCAAGGACGGGGCACCCGGACCAAAAGGAGATGCTGGTCTCAACGGAAAAGACGGCACGCTTGGAGTTGCGGGCAAAGATGGTGCCCCCGGCATTGACGGTAAAGAAGGCGCTCCAGGACCAAAAGGAGAAACAGGCCTCGATGGCAAGGATGGTAGGGATGGCATTGACGGCAAGGACGGCGCCCCCGGCATCAACGGCAAGGATGGTGCACTGGGTGAGAAGGGGGATGTTGGCCTCAACGGTAAGGACGGTCGGGATGGCGCCGATGGAAAAGATGGTGCTCCCGGCCTCAGTGGGAAAGACGGCGATCCAGGACCAAAGGGAGACGCCGGCATCAACGGCAAGGACGGCTCCCCGGGTAGGGATGCGTTTGAGCTAGACATCTTGCCCGCTCTTGACCAAAAGCGCAGCTACCCTCGGGGGACGATTTCTCAGTGGGGCGGTGGGTTGGTGCGGGCTGTGCGGAACACAGAGCCTTTCGATGATGGTGACTTGTTGGTTGACGCTGGTTGGTCTTTCATCGTGCGTGGGGTTTCGATGATTGATGTGCACCAGCATGAAGACCCGAGAAAGTTCACCTTCTCTTTCCTTTACAACGATGGTTCCGTGGAAAAGAAACAAGTCGTCATGCCCGTGATGATCTACCGGGGCGTGTGGCGGGATGGTTCTTTCGAGAAGGGCGACACCGTGACCTACGGTGGCAGCTTGTGGCATTGTGAGCGGGGCACGATCTCTAAGCCCGGCACGACAGAAGACTGGAAGCTCGCAACGAAGAAGGGCACTGATGGCAGGGACGGCAAGCATGGGGAGAAGGGTGAGCGCGGGGCTACGGGGCGTTCTGGGAAAGACTTGCCTCAACTTGGATTCGACGGGACCAGGGGTTAACGTGAAGTGGTCCGTGCCCCGCATGTGGGAAGGCAAGACGGTAGCGATCCTTGCCAGTGGTCCCAGCATGTCAAAGGACACGGCAGAAAAGGTTCGTGCTGCGGGGGTGCCCACTATCACGATCAACACGACCTTTCGACTTGCACCTTGGGCTGATATGTTTTACGCCGCAGATGCACGGTGGTGGGATGTGTATTGGAAAGCCGTCAGTCCCTTGCCCGGGTTGAAGGTGACGTGCGAATCGGACGCACCTTTTCATCTCCTTCCAGAGTTGCTTCTACTGGGGAACAGTGGGAGGACGGGGTTTGATCCCAACCCCGCTTTCGTTCGCACAGGAGGCAACAGTGGGTATCAAGCCATCCACGTCGCGGTGCAGGCCGGAGCGCGGCGAGTATTGCTCTGCGGTTTCGACTTGAGAGGGGAAGGCCATTGGCACGGCATTCACCCTGACCCTCTTCGGAATGCAGGGGAGGGACTCTTTCCACGGTGGATTGAATGGTACGAGACGCTATTCAAAGACTTGTCTTCCATGGACGTTGAGGTGTTGAACTGCACTCCCAATTCCGCGCTGCAACTGTGGCCGTGTGTCTCGTTGGATGAAGCTCTTCTTTTAGTCGCTTCTGCATGAGCCAGCCACGCGCACAGATCGTGATGCGGGACGGTCTCCACTATCGACGCACGGCGTTTGAGGAAGGTCTTACCAAGACAGGGTACCGCGTCAAGATTGATGTGCTGGACCCCACGAAGGAAGACGTGCTGGTGATTTGGAACCGTGCACATCGGGGTGCAGAGGAAGCGTACCGCTTTGAGCACGTGGGCGCACGGGTGCTGGTAGCAGAGAACGGCTACCTAGGAAAGAACTGGCTAGGGGGGAATTGGTATGCCTTATCTTTGGGACATCACGCAGGTACTGGTGAGTGGGTTGTGGGGGACCATGCACGCTGGGACGGCCTCAATGTCGAATTGGCACAATGGCGTGTCGGGGGCACTGAGACCGTTATCCTCGGGCAACGGGGTATCGGCGAGTACCAGGTGCAAAGCCCGGATTGTTGGGCTGAGAACTGCCAGAAAAGATTTGGAGGGCGCATCCGCCCGCACCCCGGCAAGGATCACGATGCCGCCACCCCCCTTGAAAAGGATTTGGAGAACGCAGCACAAGTGATTACCTGGGCGAGCAGTGCGGCTCTTCGTGCTCTGTTGATGGGTGTGCCTGTGTGGTATGAGTTACCTCGGTGGATAGGGGCAGAGGCTGCAAACCACGTCACTGACTTAGGTCTCCTTCCACCAAAGCGTGACGATGCTGCGCGTCTCTCGATGTTTCGAAAGCTCATTTGGGCGCAGTGGCAGTTGGATGAGATTCAGTCGGGGGCCGCTTTTCGGCACTTGCTGCAAGCGATTTAGGGGGCTTCCGGCTACCTAGCTATGCCCCCGCTCCCGAAAACGTCGCTATAGGCCGATTTCGACGCTTGCTGCTGGGGTTGTTTATCACAGGGGAGAGTCGATGCTCAACTTGTACGTCGGATTTGACCCAAGAACGGAAATCGGCTTCCACGCCTTTGTCTCCTCCGTTCTTCATAACACTTCGGTGCCGGTGAGCATCACTCCTCTAAGTCAGAGCAGGATGAGCTTCTGGAAAACGGGGCAGAGAGACGGCACGAACGATTTCACCTACGGACGTTTTCTAGTGCCCTGGCTCAATGGCTTCACGGGCTGGGCACTGTTCGCGGATGGTTCAGACATGCTTGTGCTAAGTGACCTTGCAGAGTTGTGGTCATTGCGAGACCCCTATAAAGCGGTGCAGGTGGTGAAGCATACCTACTCTACCAAGCACGCGAAGAAATACAGGGGCTCGTTGATGGAAGCAATCAACGAGGACTATGTCAGGAAAAATTGGAGCAGTCTGATGTTGGTGAACTGTTCCCACTTTTCGTGGCGTGACTTGACCCCAGACGTGGTGGGCACGATGTCGGGGTCTGACCTTCAAGCCTTCAAGTTCATACCCATCGCAAAGCACTTGGGAGAGCTCCCCTTGGAATGGAATTGGTTGTGTGACGAGTACGGGGAGAATCCGGAGGCGAAACTTTTGCATTGGACGACGGGCATCCCCGCCTTTCCTCAGTACGCCAACGCGCCGATGGCGGATGAGTGGGCACGGTCAGCGCTGCGAGTGAACCACGTGACACCATGAACAAAATCACTTCCCGCATCGACGCCATCACCGGAATCCCGTTGGCGTACCGGCATGAGTACCTACCCGCCCCCAAGTCCTGCAAGATTGAAATCACGGCGAACTGCAACTACAAATGCCGCTTCTGCGTTCGAACTCTGCGCGAGCAAGACGGGGAAATGGACCGTGCTCTGTACTCAAGGCTGATCCGTGAGTTGCGAACGGCAGGTGTTGAAGAGTTGGGGTTGTTCTACATCGGCGAATCTTTTACTCTGAAATGGTTGCCTCAAGCAATCAAGGAAGCGAAGGATGTCGGTTTCCCCTACGTCTTCTTGACCACCAACGGGAGTGCGTCCACCCCCTCTCGGGTGCGGGACTGCATGGAGGCCGGGCTTGACTCATTGAAGTTCTCGTTGAACTTTCCTGACGCGAAGCAACTGGCGGAAGTGGCCCAGGTCGGGGAACAGTATTGGCAGCGCGCGGTGAATAACCTGAAAGCCGCTTTCACGGTGCGGCAGGACGGTAAGTTCACGTGTGGGCTCTATGCCAGCAGCATTGCCTTCGACGGGGAGCAGGGCCAAAAGATGAAGGCGTTGGTGGAGGAGATTCGCCCCTTCGTGGATGAGCACTATTGGCTCCCCCTGTACGGCATGAGCGGCGCGAGCAAAGCGGCAGGGATGAAGCCCGGGGCAGGTAATCCGGGCAGGCTCGACAAGATGCGTGATCCGCTGCCTTGCTGGGCGGTTTTCACAGAGGCCCACATCACGGTGGATGGGTTGTTGGCGGCTTGCTGCTTTGGAAGCGGCATAGAAGGCGACCTCATCATGGCCGACCTCAACAAGGTCAGCTTCACGACGGGGTGGAACTCAGAGGCTTACCGCGCACTGCGCAAGGCACATCTCAACAAGAACGTGACCGGGACGGCGTGCGAGTCCTGTGTCGCAGGATGAAAGGAAAACAGCGATGACGATCACCATCGTGATTGGCCCCCCGTGCTCGGGGAAATCAACGGTCGTCGAAAAGAAGAAGCGAGTCGGTGACGTGGTCATTGACTACGATGCGATTGCTTTGGCAGTGGGATCGAGCACCCCGCATGACGCCACAGGGAGCATTCGAAAAGTGGCGCTGGCGGCGCGCTGGGGTGCAATCAACAAGGTGCTCAGCGGGATTGAGGACAATGCGTTCATCCTACACACACGGCCTTCATTGGAGCAGCTTCAGAAATACACGGTCATGGGGTCGAAGTTTCTTGTGGTCGATCCGGGAAAGGAAGTTTGCCTTGCACGGGCAAGAGCCGAGCACAGGCCCGAGGGGATTTTTCAAGCCATTGAGGCTTGGTACAGTTCCCCTCCGAAGATTCCCAGCCCCCTGCCCCAGCGCCCGGTGGTGCGGTTGTGAAGCTGCCTGTTGTTCAGATTAAGGACTGGAACGAAGACGCCCACCCTCCTGCGCTCATTGCAACGTCTTTGGAGGGGCTGGTTTGAAAATTGTCAGCGCCTACACGCCGATCCCGATCAACGAAAGCGTGAGCCCCGGGGACTTTCACAAGGAGTTGGCGCTGGCGGGATTCGATTGGTTGGATGCGTTGCAGATGCTGAGGTCTTCCGCGCAGCGACGGGCCGGGGTGGAGACGTTCGCGATCACGAATGCAGAGCTTCCCTTCCCCCACTACCGCTACGCGACGGCAGAGAAGAAGTTGATGCTCTGGGTGTTGGAGGTATCGCTGATGTACTTGGCGTCTGACGACTTCGATCAGAACACCGTGTTCATCGCCCCCGACAGTCTTGTCCTGAAGCCTCTGGACGTGTTTGGCGACTTCGACATCGCGGTGACGTGGCGGGGTCCGAAGTTCCCGTGGGATGGGGAATTTCCGGCTAGTGCGTTGATGAATGGTTTGCAGTGGTGGGCGGTTGCGGGCAAGAAGAGGTTGGTTGCTCTGTATGAACAAGCGCTCGACATTGCGCGCGCTCTTCCCGAAGCGGAGCAGGACTGGGGTGCCGACACTATCCCTCTGGTGCGTTTGCTGGGACCGTTCGAGCCCGGCTTGTTTGATCGCGGGGGGCTGGCTTTGCGTGTCCTTCCCTTCGGTTCGCTGCTGACGATAGTGGAACACCGAAGGGGTAAGAAGGAGCCTGCCTCAGCTTTGGTTGTCGATTTCAAGTATCGGAACAAGATGCACATGCGGGAATACTACGGGGCGCACTTCACATGAAGTTCGCAAAGGGTTGGGCGTTTCCTGACGTAGACGAGTTCATGTCCGCGAACCTCCCAGATGACGGACGCTATCAGGGGGATCATCTCGACGCCGCATTACGTCATGTGCGTGGGTGGGCGACCGCGGTGGATGGAGGCGCGCATGTTGGCACGTGGTCCGTCCCGATGTCAAACAAGTTTTCTTCAGTGATTGCATTTGAGCCGAGCGTGGACACCTTCGAGTGTTTGGTTCACAATTTGCGTGAACGGGCAGCGAAGAACGTAGACGCGAGAAACCAAGCGCTTGGTGCCGCCCCCGGGAAGATCAGCATGACGATAGAAGGCTACGAGCGCGGAATCCGAGCTACTGCGGACGCGCTGAAGACTGCCGCCACGAATACGGGGGCTCGATTCACGGCGCCAGGAGGAACCATCGACAGGGTGATGCTTGACTCCTTGGAGCTTCAGTCGCTGGACTTCTTCAAGTTGGACGTGGAAGGGGGCGAAGTTGAAGCGTTGATGGGCGCTCGTGAAACGCTGCTCCGCCATCGGCCTATCGTTCTGTTTGAGGACAAGGGATTCTGGAAGCGCTACGGGTACAAACGTCACGCTCCGCAAGAGTTCTTGGTTTCTATCGGTGCACACCATTTAGAGAGAGTGGCAATGGACGAGATTTGGGGGTGGCTTTGAAGCTACTCGTGACGGGGACAAGTTTCTGCGAGTGATGGTTGAGGGAGAAGCGGAGCCTTACTTTCGCCGCACGCAGGTATTTGGGTTTGGCATTAGGAAAGGAACAGGTCAGTGATCCAGTCAGTTGTCTATTCCAGTAGGGATTACTACGCGGGGTGGCCCGCGAATCATGGTGCGTGGCAATGGGGAGACGAGTTCTTGGTTGGCTTTCTTCGTGGGCGGTATGCCCGCAAGTCGATGCACAACATCGCGGAGCCCTTCGAGAAACTCTTGGCGCGCAGCAAGGACGGTGGCTACACCTGGGAGGTGGAGTTCCCCGGTGTTGACTTTGAGTGCATTGCTCCGGCTCCCACTGCCCCCGCGTTCGTCTTGGGCAAGTCGATCATGCGGGTGTGCGGTGTCTACGATCATGGGGGAGATGTTTGCTACGAGCCCGGAGGCTTCTATCTTTCAGAAGACCGGGGCTATGTGTGGCACGGCCCCTACCCGTTCACCGGGCTTGAGGAGATGTTCTCGGGAGAGTTCCTTTGCACTGCACGCACAAGGGTGCATGGCGGGATGATTTTCCTGTCTCGTGGAAACAAGATGATGTGGGGCACGGATGAGACCTTCTGCGCCGTACACGATGGAAAGCGGTTTGCCTTCAAGTCCTGGGTATGCAACGACAACGCTCGTGCTGTGATGCCAGCGGTGGCACAGATTGATGGCAGGCTTGTGTGCGCGTTGCGTAGAAGGAAGACGGCGAAGCGGGAAGGTTGGGTGGATGCTTTTTCTTCAGACGATGCTGGTGCCTCCTGGCAGAAGCTGGGGCAGGTAGGAGTGACGGGGAGCCATAACGGAAATCCTCCCGCACTCATCGCAACGCCGGATGATAGGTTGGTTTGCTGTTACGGTGATCGGGACCACGGGAACATTCTCTGCACCGTGTCCGAGGATGCCGGAAAGCATTGGGGATCGCCGATGATCGTGCGGCAGGCGGACACAAAGGACAGAGACATTGGCTATCCCCAGTTGTTTCTGCGCAGTGATGGCGTGCCTGTGTGTGTCTATTACTGGGCGAGCAAGGAGAGGCCGCAGCAGCACATTGCGGCAACGTCTTTGGAGGGCTTGATTTGAAGCTACTTGTGACGGGGCGCCCCACCAAAGGCAGTTGGCCTATTCGGGGCGTACAGCTTGGCAACGCGATTGGGGCACACGTTGAAGAGAACGCAAACTCGGTGAAGGGCTACGATGCCGCCATCATCGTGAAGCGTCCTCGCGCCGACTTGCTGGAAAGGCTGAGGCAGAGAGGCGTCCCCGTGATCTGGGACATCGTAGACGCTTGGCCGCAGCCCGAGGGCAATACCTGGTACAAGGATCAGTGCGAGGCGTGGCTGCGAAATGAAGTTGAGACGGTGAAGCCTAAGGCAATCGTCGCAGCGACGGAAGCGATGGCAGAGGATTGCAAGTCCTTTGGCGTTCCCGTGTTCTCTCTGCCCCATCATGCAAGGCCTGGGCTCAAGATCAACCCTATCCGGGAGCATGTGCAGACGGTGGGGTACGAAGGCGGCCCCCAATATCTTGGGTGGTGGCAGGGAGCGATTGAAAGGGCGTGCGCAGCAAGGGGCTGGCGCTTCGTGGTCAATCCAGAGCATCTCGCAGACCTCGACATCGTGCTGGCTCTGCGGCACTGTCAAG